TGCATCAGCTACACGAACAGGATCAAACTCACCAGCAAATGCTGCAAGCCCTGATGCTATGTCCTTTAATGCATCCCCTGCGCCCTCAACGGCTTCTATACCCAGTTGTACTAAATTGTCATCCCAAAAGATTCCCTCATTGACGTTGTCACCCCCACCAATAGAAGCAAAAGCTCCTCCAACTAAACCTAATACAGTCTCGACCTTTTCCGCAGTTCCATTTGGATCTTTTAAACCATCAAATGCAATAAGTGCATCCGAAATATTTTTTAGTTCTGCTCCTGCACCTGATACTGCAGCAACACCGTCAGCCACTTTATTAGAATCAAAACTAAACCACCCACCATCCTCATTTGAATCTGCAATTTGAGCAAATGCTTTTTGTACAAAACCTATAGTGTTTATTACTGCATATGCCATAGTTCCAGGCTTAGGATCTGCAGGATCTCCCCATACTACTTTGGAATCTATTAACTTTTGGAATCCTACTAAAGCATCAGCTATGTTTTTTAAAACCTCCCCTGCACCTTCAACAGAAGCAATGCCTTCAGCAACTGCATTCTTTTTAATTCCAAACAAAGATCCAAAGAAACCACCTGCATCAACATTCTTCTCGCTACCAATAGCGGCGAATGCCGTTTGTACAAAACCTATAGTGTTTGATACTGCATATGCCATAGTTCCTTCTTTAGGATCTTTAGCATTTCCAAAGTCTACTTTAGAATCTACCAAGTCTTGGAATGACATTAAACCTTCCGCGATACCTGTTAGAGCTTTACCTGCACCCGAAACAGAAGCAATACCTTCAGCAACTGCATTCTTTTCAATTCCAAGCAAAGATCCAAAGAAACCACCTGCTTCAACATTTCCAGAGTTACCAACAGCGGCGAATGCCGTTTGTATAAAACCAACAACCTGCTCCACATCCTCTCCTAATTTAACAAAGTCAATGTCTTTATCTACTAATTTTTGGAATTCTGTTAAACCAACTACTATGCTAGTTAAAGCTTTACCTGCACCCATTACAGAACTAATACCTTTCTTTGTAGCATTTGGGCTAAATGCGTTACCGAATACTGCCCCAAATATACCTGTTGGTTTGGCAGCTTCACCACCTGCTGCTGCAAATGCAGTTGTTATTCCAGTTAATACTGTTGTTAATTGTAAACTATCATCTGCTGTCCAATCCAAAGCTTTATAGTCTTTTAAACCAGTAGATAACTTTGTTAGTGCTAAACCAGCTGCGGCGAAACCTAATGCAGCAGCAGCCATCCCACCTGAATCAACAACACCTGCTATAGCACCACCTATACTTTTAAAGAATCCACCAACACCGCCACCTTTAGGGGGTCCTATAAATGCAGTCTTTACGCCTGCTAATGTAGTTGTTAAGTTAAGAGCATCTTGTTGAGTAAAGTCAACATCTTTCATTGCTTTTAAACCAGGTGCTAATTCTTGTAATGCCAAACCAACAGCACCAAATGCAACCGCGCCTGCTACAATTGGTATTACGCCTAATCCAGCTAAAGCAAATACCGTACCTAATGCAGTCAACACCCCGGTCTGGATATCATTGCTTTCTGCAGTAGCCCCTGCTGTGGCTTTAGCAAATGGAGTATAACCTAAACCAAACAAAAATAAACCAAGCCCTATTACAATGAAAGATACCGCACCCATTGCAATAGCAGGCATAGTCAACCCAGCCAGTGCAAATACTACAGCCAGTGCACCTAAGAGCCCAACTTGCTGAAGAACTGAATCTTTTGTAACATCTTTCGTAGCCTCTGCAAATGGAATATACCCTATACCAAAGACAAGAAGCGCAACTCCTATTAAAATAATTGCAATTGATCCTAGTGTAATGGTTAATGGAATACCAGTCATTAAACCTGCTTCATATGCCCCAAGTAAAGCGAATACAACGCCAAATCCTAATAATACAGCTAATTGTATACCAATGTCTTTTAATCCAATACCATCTACAGCCTTTGAAAATGGAATATACCCTATACCAAAGACAATAAGCGCAATTCCCATTACAGCAAGTGCAAGCGATCCTTTTACTACTTCAGTAGCCACCATACCTAATATTGCAACTACAATACCAATACCAATTAATATTCCAGCTTGCATAGCAACATCTTCCATTGTTGGTGATGCTGCCATTATAGTTAAAGCAAATATAGCATAACCTATAGCAAATATACCTAAGCCTATTCCCATCACAGCAAGAGCAACACCACCCTTTCTTATCTGTTTAGAAAACATTCCTATTAAAGCTACAGCACCACTTATTAATATAAGAGTTGCAACCATTCCAAAAAGAATTTTAGGTTGCATTAATATAAAGAATGTTGTTAATGCAAATGCAGCTAAGCCTATTGCAAATGATTTCAGCCCATCGCCCATCCTGTCCATAGCCCTCGCCCCCTTCCTAATCTGTTTAGAACTCTTTCCTAATAATAAAAATAGAGGCACGATCAAAGCAGTTGCGATGTATAATATCGGAATACCAATTGCTGCAGGTATTAATAAGAGAGCTGATAATGCTAAAGCTTTAGAAAATGTAAGTATAGCAGTACCCATGGCCTCCATTGCCTCAGCACCCTTCTCCACATCCTTTGGGTTAGTGTCGCCCCATAGCTCCAGTTGGTTTCTTACAAAATCATTAAAGCCAGTAACTGCCTTTTTAGGAACAAGCATAAAGATCAATAAACCTTTAGCCATATCGGAAGTACCTGCACCTAACATTTTAAATGCATTACCACCTTCAGCCAAACCTTTAGATTTGCCTTTACCTCCACTCCCACCAAATAATGCGCTAAGACCACCGCCCTCATTATTTGAGTTCTTCATTAGTTGGGTTTGTAGTTGTAGTTCCGTTAATATAGCAGATTGAACCGCACCACCAACAAGCCCATTGTGCCCAACAGCTAGAGTTAATTTGTCTAATGATTCTGCTGATGATTCAGTAGCAGCTTGGATCTTTGTCAATGGATCCATTAAATCTTTTAAAGTTACAGCAGCCATTCGAGTTTATTTTTTACAATTTCGGCATGGATATTTTCGGCATTGAAGGAGTTTTATACTGGCTCATATTTTTTTGAGCTTGACTCTTCATCCCATCCATATTGTATTTATCCTCAGAGTCTTTAGTATTTTGTTGCTCTTGTTTATTTCTTTCTTTTAATATGTCATTAAAAATTTCTAACGTGTACTCATATTCATAGAAAGGAAGCAAATCCAGCTCAGATGGCTGAAGATGCAACTTTTCTAATAATAAAACTCGAACTTTAAAGAAGTTCAGAAGAGATATCTGGAATAAGGAAGAGAGCCTTGACGCCACCGGGAAACGTTAGCGGGACGGTGACCTCCTCACCGCAGCTTTTACATGGAAATACCATGTCTGGTTTAACACCAACTTTCATATCTTCAGCCAATCTGTAGACAATTGTATATTTTGTAGAATCCCACCCTTGGAAGGAGGTAATCACAGAGAATATATCTTTTTCGCTCCACCCTCGCCATTCTCTCTGTAGATAAGGTAAGATGGATAGTGTAGATTTATCCCAGCTTTGGTTTTTAGCTTCTTTATCTCTGATATACTCAGTTATCGCCCTCATTACACCTATAGTAGGAGGTGCCATTTTAATAACACCATAGTTTTTAGTAGCAACAGAATAACATCGGTCAACCTCGTCGTAGTATTTTTCAAATCTTTCTACAACTGAATTAAACTGTAAATTAGTTGTTCTTAATTCCATCGACTCTTGTGAGATGCAACTTTTATTTTTACAAGATTTTTTGCCTACAGGCATCATTAATGCTTGCTCACCGGTTTTAAATGTTAATTCTCTAATCGAAAGTATTAAATAGATTCTGTCTTCTTCAAGAACATCTTTATAAGAACCTCTTTGTGAACCATACATTACTTTAGAGCATGATATTACAACATTGTTTAAACCTTCGTCTACTTCCATAAGGTTATTTTCATCTATTGTAGAAAAACTCCTAACTTCAGCAACCTTTGCAGGTCTAATATGAATTTCTAAATCATCTCTATAGAATTTACCCTTAGATGGGAATGTGTTAAGGTCCAAGCGAGTATAGCCTACCATTGCATTTAACCTCTGTATTTCAGGATCATCACTAGTAACTTTATTCATTTGTCTATTAACATCAACCTTACCTAATTCTTTTACTATTTCTTTAGGAGTTTCTGTGGCTTCAACTTGAATGCCTTCGGCTTCAGCAAATTCCTTCTTAATATTTTCTTCGTGCTCTTTTGACATTTTTATTTGTTTTTTATTAATTGTTTCTCTGGTTTTGTTTCTTCAACAATATGCTCTACTATTAATTGCCTAACATATCTTGAAATGGCAACAGGTTTTGATCTGTTTTCCATTGATTTTTGTATAATAATTGTATTAAGACTATCCTCGTCACTCGGTGTTAATAATACTTGCAATTTTTTAGTAAGTCTCCTCTTTTGTGGAATGAGTTCTTGTACAGTTTCATTAAAACCATATTTAGGATTATCAGATTTAAATTTACTAATCCAATGCTCTACTCTTTTTAAAACATTACTTAATGCTGCATCTTCTTTGAACACTTCTATAACATCTCTATTAAATGCAGTAGTGCCAAAATCTTTAACTGCGCGCTTAATGTACTTCCCTGTTCCAAAGTTATTAGGATTGTCATTTATAGAATATCCTATATAAACTTTGTTAGTTTTTTCTTGTTGTAATTTGTAAATAATCATATTTCTATATTATATAATTTATATTATATATTAGAGTGAAGACAAAAAAACTGGGAATACTTTAATATTCCCAGTTTTTATTTTTAATTAAATTTGATTAAGACCCAGCTCCTACATTCTCCTCAACCCAATGGTCACAGCGTAGTGTCATTGTTAGCGCAGCTGCATCAGGTGTTGCATAACTTAATTCATCAATAAAAGTAATTTGCCCTGTAGGGAATACATCTTTAAATGTAATCTTTCTATAGATATCACCTGCTCTGTTATACTGAACAACAATCATACTACCCACATAATCTTTCTTTAATCCCATTTCACCAGTTAATGGATCATAGATTACATTAGACCAATTGCGCATTGTATTATAAATGTAGTTTTCATTAGCTTCATTCAAGTTAAGACTAAGGTCAAGAGTTAGATCAACAAAGGTTTGGCCTGGCATACTTGCAAATGATCTATCTGCAAATTTGTACTTCTGTCCAATTGCATCAATGGATGGATTCAAAGCATTTAATCCTCCGATTGAATTTACTTGTTCTAATATTAGGCCTGTATCATCCCCTAGTGGTGAAAATATAGTCACCTCAAATAGGTTAGGTTGGATTGGTTCGAACCTTTGGCTACTGGCCCTTGATTGGGTATAATGTGGTAACGGCATAGTTTATTTTATTTTTTTTATATATTCGTCTTCTTTTAACTTCTTATTGGAAGTTTCCTGAGCTAATTGCACCAGTTCTTAAAATAGTTGTTCTTTGTACAAGAATTTCCATTCCTCTTACTGGCTCAATGTATGTATCTAAGATACCTACGTTCTGATCAATGACTTCTGGTGTGTTATTTGTTTCATCCATTATATTTCTATAATCATAAACACCATCATCATTTTGAACAGTTGCTAAGAAGTTGTCAGCTAATGTTTTTATTTCTAATCTCGTTTGAGCTGTATTAAATTCGAATAAGTAGTTTTTAAGAATTGCATCAATGCCGTCTTGGATGTAAATTACAACCTCTCTAACATTAATTGAACTTAAAGCAGATTTAGGAACCTGTTGTGCAGTTTTATTTGCAAATATAGTTGGTCCTGTTCCACTCTGAAATACTATTGGGTTAATTCCAAATGGCTCTAAGTAATAACGATCGTCTTTGTCAAGATTTATTTCTAATCCTACAACACCATTTCCGCCTAGAACACCGCGTCTTACTCCAGCCACAATTGACCAAGGTAATGCATTTTCATATTTAAGTATGAAATTATTAGATACGTACGCAGCAGGTGGTACACTTATATTTTTACCTAAATCTCTAACTGTAATGAATGGGTAATAATATCCACCCCAAGATCCACCAGCTGTTGCTGACGGTAATGAATATCTAACAGTTGGATTCTTCGAAAGATCTCCACCATCAGATATAAACTTAGATGATAAACCACCAGATGCATCAGTAAAGCTTGGGTCTGTATTCGCTTTAAAATCTTTAGCAGATGGTGCATTAACAATTGCGAATGCATTTTTTCTACCTGCGCATAAATTTG